CCACTGTTCTGGTTTCCAAGCTGATCGAGGGCACGTTCCCCGACTACGACCGCGTCACGCCCAAGAACAACGACAAGGTTCTGACCATCGACCGTGCCGCCATCTCCGGCGCTCTGGACCGCGTGTCGATCGTGGCCAGCGACCGTGGTGGCAAGGGCGTGAAGGTTTCCGTAGCCGGAGACAGTCTGGAGCTCACCTGCACCAATTCCGATGCCGGGACAGCCACCGAGGACATGCCCGTGGATTCGGATCTCACCTTTGAGATCGGATACAATGCCAACTATCTGGCCGAAATCGTTCGGATTGCCGGCGGCAAGGACGTGACGTTCTCATGGAATGACAGCGGTTCGCCCAGCCTGATCACTGGTGACAACGACGACTGGCTGGCCGTCCTCATGCCCATGCGGGTGGCCTGATGGTCATGCGCAGCATCAAAATGCTTCAGATGGAAGTGGAAGTCGATCAAGACGAGGTGCTTGACATGATCAGCGACGAAGACCTGGTGAAGGAATTGGGGCTGCGCAATGCGGGCCGCACCCACCTGGCAACGGTTCGTGAAGCCATCGACCCGATCAAGGCCGGCGACACAGAAGAGGCAATCCTTCGTCTTGAACGCGAGTTCTGGCCGAAGTGGAAGTCCGAAGGCGACAGCCACACAGCCTACAGCGCCGCGACAGCCCACAACGACAACAAGGAGGCGGCGCTTGGCGCCGTCGCCTGACCCGGTGGTTGCAATTCCCCTGCCAACCTCCGCCACGGTGGAGGCAATTTATCGTGCCTATGAGGCTGCCAATGAGAATTGGGACTCGTGGGGCCTCTCCGTCGGCGAGCTCGGCAACGAGTGCGATAGAATGCTCTGGTATGGCCTGCATTGGGCGTCGCCAGCCGAGGACGTCGATGGCCGCAAGGTCAGCATATTCCGCACCGGTGACCGCTGGGAATCCGTCCTTGTGGAAGACCTGGAGCAGGTTGGCATTCGCGTCTACGACCAGCAGGCGCGCATTCGCCTGGTCGGCAATCACGTCCGCGGGAAGTGCGACGGCAAGGCAATGGGCGTCCTTGAAGCCCCACGAACCGAGCATTTACTCGAATTCAAGAGTTCCAACGAAGCAAACTTCAACGCCATCAAGAAGAAGGGCGTGAAGGCTGCAAAGCCGGCGCACTACGCACAGTGCCAACTGGGGATGCATGCCTTCGGGTTGACCCGGGCGCTCTACCTTATCGTCAACAAGAACACCGACGAGCGGCACGTCGAGCGCATCCACTACGACTTCGAATATTGCGTCAGGCTGTTGGCGCGGGCCGAACGCATCATTGTGTCCGGCAGCCCACCGCCTCGCATCACCGATAAGCCGGATGCGTTCGTCTGCAAATTCTGTCGTCACCAGCCCCTGTGCCACCAGCCGGAAGAGACGTGGGCGAGGGTCAATTGCCGGACCTGCATTTTCTCTGAGCCCACCATGGAGGGCGACGCGGTGTGGACCTGCGCCCGTTTCAACAAGCCGTTGTCGATCGACGAGCAGCGGGCCGGATGCGGCGCGCATCTGTGGAATCCCGGGCTCGTGCCTGGCGAGCAGACGGACTCTTCCGAAGAGGAAGAATGGATCCAGTACAAACTGGCTTTCGGTGAAGTGTTCGTCGATGGGAAAAGTGAGAAGCGATCATGCGCGTAGTCGTAACTGGCGGACGCGACTTTCGCGACACTCCAAAGGCGTTCGCAGCACTCGATGCGCTGCACGCGCGGCGGCCGATCACCCTGCTGATCGAGGGAGAAGCCGACGGGTTGGACTCGCGCGCTCGGGTCTGGGCGAAGCGTCGAGGCGTGCCGTTGCTTCCCATGCCAGCACCTTGGGATGACGTCGACCACTCCGCTGCCGTGGTGCGCTATCGGCGGGACGGCACTCCATACGACGTGAACGCTGGGCCGCGACGCAACCAGCAGATGATCGACGAGGGCATGCCGGACTTCGCACTGGTGTTCGCTGGTGGGTCCGGCACTGCGGACATGCGGGCGCGGATCGTGGCTGCCGGGATCGAATTTGAGGATGTGGAATAGATGCTGCAGCTTAGAGACTACCAGCGCGACGCGCTCGACGCATTGTATGAGTACTGGAGCGAAGGTGGCGGCAATGGCCTAATTGTCCTGCCAACCGGCGCAGGCAAGGCCCTTGTCATCGCCAAGCTGATAGAGGAACTGCTGGCTGACTTCCCCGACATGCGCATTGCGAACGTCACGCACTCGGCAACGCTGGTCGGGCAGAACTATAAGGAGTTCATTGGGTTAAGCCCATTTGCTCCAGCAGGACTCTATTCTGCCAGCCTTGGGCGGCGTGACGCTGGCGCGCAGGTTCTGTTCTGCGGCATCCAGTCGGTGGCCGGCAAGACTGCTGAACTTGGCCCGATCGACCTGGTTATCGTCGATGAGGCCCACGCCATCAGCCGGGATTCGAATACCCAATACGGGAAGTTCTTTGCCGGAGTGAAAGAGCTAAACCCCGACTCCCGCGTATGTGGCACGACGGCCACTGATTACCGCATGGATTCCGGTCGCCTTACCGAAGGAGACGACCGCTTATTCGACGATGTCGTTTACGAAATTGGTCTCGCCGACTTGATGGAGCAGGGCTACCTCACCCGGCTAACCAGCCAGAAGACTTTGTCCAAGATAGACCTACGCGGTATCGCTACCCGCGGAGGTGACTATGTGCCTGGGCAGATGGCGGAGGCGGCTGAACTCATCATCGAAGAGGCCATTGCCGAGGATATGGTGGCTTCCGTCGGGCGCAAGGCTGCGCTGTTTTTTTGTGCCGGGAAGACCAACGCCACCCACACCCGTGACGCCATCCGTAGGCATGGCCGAACTTGCGAAGCGCTGACCAGCGACACACCGCCGAGTGAGCAGGCGCGCATCCTTGCCGATTTTAAAGCAGGTACGCTCTGGGCAATTGCGTCGGTCAATATGATCTACACCGGGGCGAACTTCCCACGGGTAGATTTCATCTCGCTGCTTTTCGGCTCCAAGTCCGCGGGAAAGATCGTGCAGGCTCTTGGACGTGGCACTCGCAACTCCCCCGGAAAAACTGACTGCCTTGTCGCTGATCACGGGAAGAACCTCGCCAGGTTTGGCCCAATCGACATGATCCGCCCACTTCCACCAAGCGACGGGACCGGGGAGCAGCCGAAAAAAATGTGCCCGCAAGACCGGCAGGACACCGAAGGCAAGACGGGTTGTGGCGAGCTTATCGGCATTTCCATCATGACTTGCCCGTGCTGTGGCTGGGTGTTTCCGCCCAATGAGGAAGAGAAAATCACGGCCAAGGCGGACTCGACTCCGGTGCTGTCGACTGAGAAGCCATGGCTGCCGGTGGTTGGACGTCGCTATGCCATGCATCCGAGCAAGGGGCGTGTGCTCGACAAGGATGGCAAGGACATCGGAGTTGCGCCTCCCACGGTGAAGGTCACATACGATGTTGATGGTCGGAAAGTGTCCGAGTGGCTTTGCCCCCAACACCTTGAGCATCCAGTTGAAAAGAGCAGGGCCTTTCCGAAGGGGAAGTCGGACCGGCACTGGGTCCTACATCGGGGCAAGCGCCCATTCCCTGCTTCGGTTGAAGAGTTTTTGGACCGGGCCGGCGAGCTGCTAGCTACCACCGAGGTACAACTGGACTTCTCAAAGTCCAGTAAATACCCGGAGATTAAAGCGTTACGTGCTGGTGATGGAAGCTATGACACCGAAGTGCCGGCGCCGGCAAACGACAATTCGAGCAAGGGCAATCTGGGCGCCATTCTTGGTGCAGCCAGGGCCGCAAGCAACGACAACGAAAAAGCCTCTCGCGAACGCCTGCGGAAAATGGCGATAGATTTTGAAGAGGACGACATCCCATGGTGAGTGAGGAAATTCTACCAGCCAGTTTGAGCCTGGCAAAGGCAGCCGGCTCAAAATACTACAACACAGGTCGCCCATGCATTCACGGACATCTCGCCAAGCGAAAGACAAGCACCAGAGCGTGCGTTGAATGCGCAAGGCTGCGAACCCTATTGGCTTCAAGAAGGAAGCGAGCCAATCCAGAGTATGCTGCAAAAGAGAAGGTCAAGAATAGGGAAAGAGCTGCGTTTCTAAGGGCAACTAGCCCAGAGTACGTTGAGGCCGTGAATGAGGCCAATCGTGTTTACGCTCAACGTCGAAGGGATACCGATCCAGCCTATGTCGAACGTACCAATGCCCTTCGCAGAGCGCTCTGGGAAAATGACGCGGCATTCCGCGACAGAACAAACGCATATGTTAGGCAATGGCTCTCAGAAAATCCTGAGCGCAAGAAGGCTATAGGACAAAACAGGCGATCGCTGGAGATTGGTGCGGAAGGAACCTTTACTGCGGAGGAATTGGCCGAAATACATGAGTCTCAAGGTTACTGCTGTGCATTTTGTGGCGTTGACACAAAAGTCTCATTCCATGTTGACCACATTATCCCGCTATCACGCGGCGGCTCGAACTGGCCATCGAATCTCCAGGTCCTATGCGCTCCCTGCAATTTGCGCAAAAGCGACAAAACCCCAGAAGAGTATTTCGCAATGATCGCTGCCAATGACAACTATGCCCAGATCAGGCGCCACGATCTAAAATAAGCGCAAAGGAATAATACAGCTTGCGCGACGAAGGAATAAATGCGCATATAGCTGTAGTGGAATCGCAAAGCCGAGGAGAAGGCAGATGGCGACGGAACGGAATGTGAGTACCCGGGTGGAGCGCAAGACCACCGTGGTTTTTGATCAGGCAGCCCTGCACACCGTGCTCCGCAAGGAGTGCGGCGCGCCAGCCGATGCGATTGTCGAGGTCGAGTCCTACGGCGATGCGACGGTCACTTGGACCGTGGTCGAATACGACAACGGTGAGCAGCCATGACCGCCCAGTCCGTGACACCTATGCCGCGCCCCAACCACAAGGCCAAATCCCACCCGCGCCCCGTCAAGTGGCGGCGCGCTCTGGTGCAGCAGGCGTGCGAGCGGGCTGTGGCCCGTGGGTTGGGAGTAGGGCTGTGACAGAGCTAATCACCAAGGCGGCAATGGATGTCGCTGTTTCCATTGAGCACGACATTCCCGCGCGGGTCACAGGCGCCAACCGCGTCTTCATTCGGGCCGTCATAGCACGCGCCATCACTGCCGCAGTCGCGGCAGAGCGGGAAGCGTGCGCCGATATAGCCACAGCAGAACTGCGCAATGTCGGCATGCTGCTCAGCAGCCCGCCCCAGTCGTCAGCGGCTTGGGACATCCGCAACGCCATCCGCGCAAGGAGCACCCCATGCTGAAGTGGACCATCGTATCGGGACAGTGGATCCAGGTGTGGGTCGAGGTCGCCTTCGTGAATGGGCGGATCGTAGAGCGCGAAGTGAAGGGGAGCAAGTGATGGACTGGGACAAGGAAATGGAAGCCGCGTTAATCGCCGATGGCGAAAAACTGCGGGCGTTGACAGGCGAGGATCATGGGCCTTGGTTCTGGGGCGAAGACCCGGAGGTCGACCCCGCGCGTGAGATTGCAGAGTTGCGCAAGCAACTGGCATTCTCGGAGTCAATGCGCCCACATTGGGCGCAGGGATTCACATCGGATGGCGTTGCGGCTCAAGTGCAGACTGCAGCGCTGGCCTCTGTTTGGGAATTTCTCGGCGTAGCCAGCCAGACCGATTGCATGGTTCGTCTCCATGAGTTGCGCGAGCAATTGGCAACCGCGCGGGCTGCTTTGGAACGCATCAGCCGGTGGCACGGTGAGTTTCCACCCACCGGCAAGTTCTGGGAAAACACCAACGGCACCATCAGCGACCGGCCAATGCAGTATGGCGCCTGCTACGGCAGCAATGGCGAGCGGGACTTCATGCGCGCCATTGCCGGCAACGCACTGGACGCCACGCAATGACCCCCTCCGAGAGAGCCACCACCCGCGAACGCGCAGGCCGCGCCTGCTATGAAACACTCGAAGTCCGCATCGAAACGGCCCTGCGCCGCGACCAGTTGGAACGCGCCTGCATCCTCGCCGATGTCCTGGCCGAAAGAAAAGCCCGCCAGCAGTTCCGTCGAGTTCGGCCGCGTGTGTATCACGACCGGCCCATCCGCATGGTGCTGACCTGGCGCCCGATCATCGACGAAATCTGTGCGCGCCATGGGCTGCCCATTTCCAAGGTGATCTCGGATTATCGGGACGAGCGCCCGGTAGCCGCGAGGCAAGAGCTTTGGTGGACGCTGAATCAACGCGGCGCGTCGCTGCAGGAAATCGGCCGGCGCGTCGGTGGGTTTCACCACACCACGGTCATGTATGGCGTGCGGCAGTGGGAGAAGAAGATGGAGGTGGCTAATGGCTAAGCTGACCAAAGTTCAATTCAAGAAGCACAACGAGGCCGAGGAGATATTGCAGCAGGATCGCCTCTCAACCGAGGACAAAGAGTTTGTTCTCGAGCATTGGGATCCGTCGGCTCTCCACGTCAACAGTGCAGCCAGCGCGTTCTTTACTCCAATAGACCTAGCTGTCAGCTTCGCCTGCATGCTTGGCCACCCTGGCAGCATCATCGACCTGTGCGCAGGCATAGGCGCGCTTAGCTACGCATGCACCCCAGTCTACGGCGATCCCCCGCGCATGGTGTGTATCGAGATGAACCCCGACTATGTGCGCGTCGGTCGGAAGATCGTTCCACACGCAGAGTGGATTCAGGCCGACGTTTTCGACGTGCTAGACATGGGCCTTGGCCGGTTCGGCGCAGCCATCAGCAACCCGCCATTTGGTAAAGTTGCGAAGGGCTCCAAAGATGCACCCGGTATCAAGGGTGACTTTGAATTTCACGTCATCGGCCTAGCCATGGCGCTTGCGGAATACGGACAATTCATCCTGCCGCAAATGAGCGCAGGGTTCATGTACTCGGGCCGCCCATATTATGAACGTGCCAAGGAAGGCAAGGCGTTCGAGTTTCAGGCTAAGCACGGCCTGCATTTTGACTGCTGCAGCATCGACACCGACTTCGCCCGCAAGGACTGGAAGGGCACCGCGCCCGTCACAGAGGTGGTCTCGGTAGAGCGCATCGATCTGCCCGCGGTTGCCCCACAACAGCCAGCAGCAGTGCCAGCCAACGACAACACCCCACTCGACCTATTCAGCCTGGAGGCATCCAATGACCAACATCATAAACTTTCCTAAGCCCCAAAATATGCCTTTTCGCTTAAAACCAACAGTCGACATGGAGCCAGTATGCGCGGTCGCGCGTACCGTCTACCGCCGGCCGCAGGAAAGCGACGTCGAGTTCGTGACGCGCATCGTTCGCGCCTACAAGCAGGAGGGCGGCAAGTGAGCACAACCACATCTACCACCCAGGCCACACGCCCCCGCGCCCGACGTACAACGACGATAGCCAGCCGCGCGGCATTCGCAGATGCCTTCGCCAAAGCCACGGCCCGCCCTTGGGACCAACTCGATATTGATGGCAAAACCGCTGCCATCAACGCGCTCAAGAACGACATGTCGCGCAAGAAGATGGGCGCGGTGCTTGGCACGACATGCAACGCCATCATCGGCTTCGCGGCCCGCCAGGGCATCACGCTGCGCCAGCACGAGGTCCGCCGCACCAAGTACCTGCCGCCCCCGAAGGCCAACCCGCGGTTTCCGGTGCAGCCGGAACTGCCGGAAGAAACGTGGGCGCCGTTGTCGGCCCCCGTAAACTTGTTGGACGTCACCCAGGGCCAGTGCCGCTGGCCGGTTGGTTTGGATTCGGACCGCACATGCTGCGGTCTGCCCACGGCCCGCAAGTCGTACTGCGCCGAGCACGCCAAGGTCGCTTTCCGTGGTTCGATGAACGTGCCGGGGTTCCCGTCCGCTCCGCAGAAAACCAACCAGGGGCGCATTTCCCGCAATGATGTGCGCAACCTGGTGCGGCCGTCGCATGCCAAGCTGGATGGGGTGGAGTGATGGACGTCCAGATGAATGGCGGCCAGGTTCGTCTGTTCCAAGGTGACAGCCGCGATGTGCTGCGCACCATAGAGGATGCGAGCATCGATAGCATTGTCTGCGATCCGCCCTACGCGCTCGTTTCAATCCAGAAGCGGTTTGCGAAACTGGGCAGGACTGAAAGCACTGCGACCAAGTCGGACGCTCACCAACGGTTCGCTCGCGGCTTCATGGGGAAGACTTGGGACAACGAGGACACTGCTTTCGCCGAGACCTTCTGGGCTGAGTGTCTGCGCGTCCTAAAGCCGGGCGGCCATGTCGTCGCGTTCGGCGGAACGCGTACCTATCACCGTCTGGTGTGCGCTATCGAGGACGCGGGTTTTGAAATCCGCGACCAGTTGGGATGGGTATACGGATCTGGATTCCCGAAGTCGCACAACCAGTCAGGCCAGTGGCAGGGCTGGGGTTCGGCGCTGAAGCCGGCCTGGGAGCCGATCTGCCTGGCGCGCAAGCCTTTGACGGGGACGATTGCTGGCAACCTTGCCGAGTGGGGTGTCGGCGCGCTGAATATTGATGGGTGTCGGGTTGAGGGCGAGCCGTGGGCGGCCCATCGCGCAACAGGGCTGGGATCAGTCAAATTTTTTACCGAAGGCGAAGCCGCGGTAATCGATAAAGAGCCCCATTCACTCGGCCGTTGGCCCGCCAACATCATCCACGACGGCAGCGACGAAGTCCTGGCGGCTTTTCCGACTGTAGGCGAAGCCAATGAAGGTCGCTTCTTCTACTGCGCCAAGGCCAGCCGCAAGGACCGCGACGAGGGGTTGGGCGGGTTTGAAAAGAAGTATGCTGCGCGCGACAACGGCTTCAGTGACAAGCTCAGCGATACCAAAGAACCCCGCGCCAACATTCACCCCACCGTCAAGCCCACCAGCCTGATGCAATACCTCTGCCGGCTAATCACCCCGCCAGGCGGCACGATCCTGGATCCTTTCATGGGTTCGGGCTCGACGGGAAAGGCCGCGGTACTGGAAGGCTTCAACTTCGTCGGCATCGAGCGCGAAGACGAATACATGCCGATCGCCGAGGCGCGGATTGCCTGGGCGGTGCTGCGCATGTCGGGCGGCGTGGTGGACGTCGAGCCGCCCGCGGCGCCCGTTGTTGCCCAGCAACAACCAGGCACGCCGGACCTGTTCAGCGCCAACGATAACGCGCCGCGGGCGGCAGCATGAGCGCCGACACACCGCGCGCCTCCGACCGCATCTGCGCCTCATGCGCCGGACAGACCGTCGGCTTTGGCGTGGTCGCGAAATACAAAGATGACGTGCTCTGGTGCTGCGGCGATCCAGATTGCTACGTCGCTGCCCTAAGGACGTACACGATGCCACAACGAGAATTTAAGCGCCTGGAAGTCCTCGCCTCCGAAATAGGCGGGCAGGAGGGCGGTGAATACCTGGAAGAGCTCGGCAAGTTCTCGCTCGAGACACTGAGCGAGGCCGAATACGCCGAGTACGTGCAGCGGGTTATTTGGGGCTATCGGCATGCGCTGCATGAGACTTTGCTCAACGAGAGTCCATTCTGATGGGAAACTATATGACACCAAGCCAGGCCCATGATTCCGCTTTTACCCGCACGCCGGCCCATGATCGGATGGTCGTCGATGTTTTCAGTTTTATCGAACAGGCGGGCGATACACTGGATCCGACATTCCTGCCCGCGTATTCGAAGGATGCCCTTCAATACGAGCATCGCCATGTCGAGTGTGAAAAGCTTTACGCTGGATCCGGCACTTTCTTCGCGGATGTCGGGGTTGTGCGTTGGTCACAGATTGGCGAAAGCACAAGGCTGAAAACCTACCAGCACCACCTGGTGATTGAGGTTAAGCCTATTATCTATTCGGCTGGTGCAGCCTTGCGGCAGGTAAAGCAGCAAGAGAACCTGCTGAAACGTTGGTCTGAGCAAACTGCAGGTGACTCCTATGTCGCTGACGGCCAGTTCGTCTGCTTGGTCGCCCCCGTCTTTAGCATCAATGATCCGCTGATCCCTCTTTACATGAAGATGGCCGG